CCATTTAGCCGTATGACTCCGAATCCCAATTCCCCCGAAATGGATGTCCGAGCCTTTAATTGCTTTATGTACGCAAGCGGTTGAAATCCAGCGCGGGCTTTGACTTCAACATCGAATGGCACATTAACAATATCCTTGCCACTACCCCTTCCCACACATGCGTTCTGCCACTGAGTCGATAGGTACTCAGCTACAACTCGCTCTGTGCGAAACCCTCTGTGCTTTCTTGATTGACTAGCCATTACACATCGTCATAACAAATCCCACATAACCACCATGCATAAACTTCCATGAGGTCAGATTCGGGAGTTGCTTCCTCACATCTAGAGCATTCAACAGTATCATCCATTGCCTAAGCCAGCCATGTAGCCCATAGCCACACCACCGATAAATAGAACTAGTGTAAGGATCATAAGTAGCGTTTCCTTATCCATTGACAGCCTTGCACTTATTGCATGACCAAGTGCCAGCAACTACTACACCTTCTTCAATTCTTGCAGTAATTGTAATGTCCTTAGCTTCTGTTGGTTCATTGCATAACTGGCAAATAACTGTATCAACCATAGGAATGTCTTGAACATCAACCCATCCATCTACTGTATGAATCTCTGCATATCCCATTATACTCTCGCCTTCTGCGGTTCCCATTTTCCGCTACTTGAAACGACATACCATCGAGCTTGACAACTAGGTGTGCCACCAGTTTGAGACTTAGCAGGACACATAAATCCACCCCATTGCTTGCCATTTTTTTCACCAGTTTTCCATTCCATAGCCCCATGATCACATGTCTCACTAGGTGATTGAATATTTACAATCTCTGCAATTACTTCTTGTTCCTTAAAGGATGTGTTCCAGTAATCCACATCAACTGGTGCAGGATTTGGTACAACCTGCAAAGCTGGATGATTAGGTGCAACCTTGCTCATTTCTTCACGACTAGCTTTGTGCTTTTCTATGCCGATATTTGCGTTCGCACATGCAATACCAATCGCAGAAGTAGCTCCGTTTTCCAGCGCAAAATCTTTATTAACGCCCCTGTCTGTAATAGCCTCATGCGCAAGGCCAGTGGAGAATGGCTTTGTATCTTCCACATTCCGATAAAGCCTTGCAGCAACGATAAAACGCTTATCAGACCATTCAAGTATTTCTGTTTCAATACGCCCATTTGGATTCCTTTTCCAGAACTCAATAACTCTTTCTCGTACTGTGGTGTATTCCTCAAGATTAAACATAAAGTTGATTCTCCTCTGTGGCTAGTTGCCCCATCAAAGCAATATAGGCTGCTCCATCGATGTAATTATCTGGTTTATCGACTGAACCCGTACTGGCTCTCGCAATCTTGATGAGCGCGAGTATTGCACAGACTTGATAGTCCTCGACTGGGTGCTGTAAGTATGCACTGATGAGCATTGCTGCGTGTTGCATGTTATCTGCTGGGTGGCCGTAGTCGTTGAGACCACGATCTTGAATGATGTCGGTTGCACTCTGTAGAATCTCCTGATATTTCATTCTTGCCAGAAATCTGCTCGATTGACTGCTCTGCCTTTGTGCCAGCCATCGCGATGGCCACGATCATAGGCTTCTTTGTATGATTGTAACGCCCATATAATAAAGCTAATACCTGCCCCTATAAGGCATATAATTAGCAGCTTGTCATTGTTGCTCATTGTGTAACCTATCTGCATCCAGTGCCCTCGACTGGCTTACAGGATTAGTGTTGCATAGAGTCCAGACTAATTAACGGACATTTTGATAACGATATGGTAACAAATCTGACTCGTCAATCATAGTGTCAATGGTGCGAACTACATCAAGCGTAAAGTCGTCCATATAGGGTGAATGACCCATCCTTATTTATAGGCAATAGCATCGGGGTAACGCGGTCTCCGTGTGTTTCTATGACTGCTACGCTCATTTGCCAATTAGCGCTCCCAGCCTTCAAATAAGAGGCTTTCTTCTTGTCCATGACATTTCCTGCCTCTAAGCCCCACAAAGTCCTGTATGAGGCTCCTATGCCCTCTGTGAAGGCACTAATGCCTGCCCTGTGCGTGTGACCACAGACCACAGACTTGCCGAACTTCTTAGCCAGCCCAAGAGCTGTAAGTCCAGCATTGGAGTTCATTGATCCTTCATCGCCATGAACTAAGACCCATCCCTTATGAAACTCGAATGGTCTTTTATGGAAGCGGATTCCGAGTCCAGCGAAGTCCATAAACTTTGCGTATTCCAGTTCTGGTAATCCGATGAGGCTAGGTGCGCGTAATAGTGTGTGGTATAGGCGGTCTGTGTGATTGCTCCGAGTGACATCTGTTGTGCCGAGCTCATAGAGAATATCCTGCGCAAGGCTTCTGTCAGCATCTAGCGTACCTTCCCACTCCAGAGCAGTACCCTGCGCCCAGCGCGACTGAGACTGCATGTCCAACTCGTCACCCGTATTAAGAATAAGGTCGAACTTTTCCCGCTTTACTAACTTGATAAGATTCTTAACAGCTTGCTCATGATGGTATGGGATTTGTAAATCCGATATAACAAGATAGCGGGCTTTAGTCATCGTCCTCATCTTCGTAGTTGCCGAACTTCTCTGGATCGACAGGGTGAGGCAATATCCAAGCAGGGTAAGAACCAGTATCAGTAATCATAAATAAGGCTAGACCTTCGTTAAAGCCAGCCTTGCGTAGTGATTTGTAATACTCATGCAATCCGATGCAGTAAGCATCCAGTGCAGAGTAACCTTGATCCTCTAGCTCTTTCGCTTTTCTTGCCATAGCAGAATGTTACCTGTCTAGTAAGATGTTATAGATTTCATCGACTCGTGTGTTGAGTCTTTTAATCTCAGACAACAAATGGGTAATTACATAACCTGACAGGCCACCGACTATTGCCAGTGTTGCTATGTATAGCGTGAAAAAGTCAGACTGTGTCACTTTTTAGGACTCGCATATCCAAAGACACCAGATAGCACAGCCCAAAGGATTGCGCGGTAATCTGCTGCAAAGTTAGTTGATGCCCAAGCTGCCAAGAATGCTCCAGCAGCTAAGTACGCAGGATGCTTGATGTTCTTCATTAGTTTCCGCCTAACATAGGTATCGAATAAAACTCACCCAGTAAGTCAGCTTCTTTCTTAAAGCTAACATGCATGTGGTGAGTGTGTTTGTTAGCCCCTTTGTACTTACGCCACTTCCAGTTAAGGACGGGAGACGCAATCCTGCCGTTAAAAATAATGTACGAGATGCGCTTCTCTGCCTTAGACTTGCAACTGATTCGAAGCTGATCTGCAAGGTCTGGCATGATATGCGGTTTGACTCCTGCACCGAATAGGTCTGCGTCAAGGTCAATGGCACGAACCCAACCCTGCTCATCTGGATTATGATCAGACTTGCGAGCAGCGTGTCGGGTATCACCGACCCAACCATCCGATGCCCGATCACGATCTGGGAAGGAATCATCTATTTGCTCTCTTAACTGAATCGCAGCTTTAGAAAGTTTAGGCTTCATGGTTTAGGTGGATTTTTAATTTCTTCTGGTATTTGCTCATACGCAATTTTTAATTCTTCCCACAAAGGCTTTTGTCGTAAATCATTCCATGCAAGATTATCAAAATCTGCTTGTTGATTTCCTGTCGTTGAGCCAAAATATTCGGCTTTTGGTAATAATGCTTCAATAGCCAATGCAATGTCCATATTAAGCCACCTTTATGATTGTTATTTGTGTATAAACTTCGGCTGCAAATCCAGTTGAAATACCAAATCCATAAGTAGCGACAGTAGAGGCAGCGTAATGTTGCACCTCAAATACTTTAGATGCAGCAATAACAACAACTCCGCTAAATGGAGAGTGTGTGACTGCTGTGTCGGTTGTATCTACATAAGAAGTACCGCCATTTATTGCAACTGTTGAATCGGTAATATTATAAAAACGAGTAACATGATTATTTACATCATAAGCAGGTGCGGAACCTTGAATCAGAAATGTGCCAGCAGGTAATGTAATTTGGTTAGAAGCAATCGAACATCCTGAAATGCCGTTAGTGCCTACAGTTGTATTTATGTCGCGGGTGCGAAAAGCGGCCGAAGTAAATGTGCCACCATTTGTGCCGCTAGTTTTTTGGTCAGAAAATGCCGCAATTGAAATACTTGCACCAGCCGAAGGTGTAGCCCATTTCAACCCCGTAGCAGTAGTTGAATCCGCTGTAAGGACTTGATCGTTAGTGCCTACTGCTAGACGAGCTGGTGTATCAGCAGCAGTAGCAGTAATTAAATCGCCCTTAGCGTCTAAAATTACAAGAGGGTCAATCGCACCCCATACAAAATCCATGTCTGTGTTGCTGTTCTTCTTTAACACTTGACCTGTAGTGCCACCTTTAAGATCAAGTAGAGATGCATCGATTGAATCGCCTAGGGTCTCAATGGCTACTGCGCCATCCTTGACCAAGTCAGTGCTGGTCGGCACTGCCCAACCAAAGTTAGGTGTTGTTGTTGCCATTAGTTTATTACTCCGATCGCTTTAGACCACTGTAGTGTAGCATTTACGCCACTCCAAAGGGTATTGGTTGGGGTTACTGTCGCCCATGTTGGGGCAATAAGTGAGAAATCTGTAGGTGAGACATAAATAGTTGCATCCACATAGGTTGGTGTAGCTGCAAGTGAAATGCCCTCTACAAAGCCTGAGAAGTACCCCTCGAACATGTTGAAGGGTAGGTTAGTAATAACTACTGGCTCGCCAAAAAACAGGTTGATAAGGTCGTCTAGTTGGGCAGATGGCATTGTTGGGTTATCGAGTCTAAAAGTA